GGTGTTCGCCATCACCCGGCGGCGGAACAACAGCCCGTCCTTTCTGGCGTGCTTGTCGTTCTGCTCGTACACCTCGTCCATCTCGCCCTTGCCGGCGATCGGGTGAAGGTGCTCGATCTTGGCGCCCAACGCCATCTGGAAGACTCCGCGCTGGCGTGCCACCGAAACGATCTCGTCGTCCACGAACCAGTGTCGGTAACCCTCGTGCGCCACGATGCCGGGGCCGTCCCATGAGGCGCCCTGTTCGTCTATGTAGCCCCGAGAGATCATCCAGTGGGTGGCGTGCTCGCCTCTGATGACCCGGGGGTTGGCAAGGTCGTTCGACCCGATGACCTGCGCCCCATAGAGACGGGCGACGTGCTGCTGGTGATCCAGCCATCCGGGATGAAACCGACAGTCGTCGCCGATGACCTGGAACCAGGGAGCGGGGTTGTCCTCGCCGGTTCGTCGGTACGCCTCGTTGATCTTGACGGCGAACGACCCCGGTTGGATGATCGTCGTTCCCCACTCGGCGAGCTGGTTGGCGTGGTCTTCGTCGTCACAGACGAGGAAGAGGCGGGCCAGGCCAGTGGTGGCTCTGAGGGAGATTGCCAGGTCGGGGATGTTCCCGACTCGAGGTTTCACGGTTGGGACAATCACGTCCACGGATTGTGAAGCCGGTGGGGCGTGGAAGGACTCCCAGAAGTCGATCTCTGACACCCAGATGTTCTTGTGGTGGTTGGTCCGAACCCCGGTGTGGACGAAGACGGGGAAGCCTTCCGAGCCGGCCCGCATGCAGAAGCTGATGTCCTCGCCGCGGGTCCCGTTGGGGCCGGGCAGTCGGTCAAACCAGGTGTTCCCGTGCTTGGCCTGGATCTTCTCGAACACAGACCGATGGATGAGGACGCACGCCATCCCGGTGGCAGCGCTTCGGACCAGCTCGTTGACCGGGTAATGGGTGCGGCCCCTGAAATCATGGTCGGTCCCGTCCGGGCCGGGAAGGTAAGTGTAGATGGTCGGCAGCGGTTCGGCGCGGGGGCCGTTCATCAGGTCGACGCCGATCTCTTTCCAGGCGAAGCAGAGCCCGCCGACGATGGGCAGCTCTTGGGTGGTGGCGACCGTCATCAACTGATCGAGGACGTCTGGGCCGAACCCCATGTCGGCGTCGAGAGAGAAGAACCACTCGCAGTCTGTTGCGAGGAACTGTTCGGCCAGGTCGTTGCGGGCCTTCGGTATCTCATACGCCGGGGCGCGCATGCCGCCCCACTTGCGTAGTCGGCCGTTCCCATGTTCTCCCTCGTACTGGATGAGGAACATGAGGCTGGCGCCGAAGGAGGCCGAATACTCGTTTGGATGTAGGAAGCCGACGAAGACCCCGCCCTTTTCCATCAGCGGGTCTTGCGTCGTTCTCCTGGCGCCGCGGTCGCTTGCTCGATGACCTCGACGAAGCCTTGATCTTGCGACACCCGGGCGACCACTGGCACATCGGAGAAGAAGTGCGGGCGGGACTTGACCAGGGGGTCGTCTGCGCTCCACACCTCACCTCGATGGAGCGTGAATGACAGCCCCGCATCGTTGGTGATCGACGTCGTCGACTTCGCATAGACGATGTTCACATCGTCCTCCTAACTTGGACCGTTAGACCGTTGTTGGTGGGAGGGCCGGGATGCTGCGACGGTCCACGCGCACACAAAGCCGCGGACCCTCCCACAATCAGAGCGGTTGAACCGCTACGCGTTTTGCAACAGGACGAACCCGTTGTCGTCGACCGAATCCGCGCCGACTCGTGCCCACGCCAGCCAACCACGCTGGCCGGTGGGCAGGCCGGAGCCATCCACGACGATCGGGATGAACTCGATGTTCATACCGACGCGCTGCGCCACGACATACCTGGAGAAGTCTCCGAGGATGGCGAGGTTGGCAGCTCCTGTGGTGCCGGTGAAGCTCGGCGCGTAGTCCGAGAGCAACACGCGCTTGCCGAGCAGCGGGCCGATGCCCTCTGACGACAGGTTGCGGGTGCCGTAACCGTCCTGGCCGACACGGAGCTTCGACTCAACGGTGACGTTCATGTTCCAGACGGCTCGCGGCCGGTAACGCTCGGGGAGAGCGTTCCACACGATGAGCGAGTCCTCCGGGCCGAGAGCGCCGTCTGTGGTCGGGTTGACCTCCGAGGCTGAAGTGGCATCGATGGCAGTGAAGATCCCGACAACGCCAGCGGAACCGATCTCGGTTTCCGCGGCGAGGTAGTCGAGGTATCCCTGCTCGATGAGCGTTGCCATCTCGCCAGCAAAGTTCGGGTAGTCACCCTGAATTTCGAAGCTGAACGGGATGTAGGCGTGCGTCAACTCGGGAGTGACGCTCGGCTGGGCGAAGGTCGCCTGGACCTCGGTCGCCGCCGCGCTCTCCGTCTTGGCCGCGAAGGCCACGCCGGCAGAGCTGACGCCCTTCCAGATGTTGGTCGTGATCGTCTCGATCCTGGCAACGTCGAGGAGAGGGGCCACACCTGCGCCCGAGGTCAGGATGACGGTCGGGTCGATGATGACGGGAACACCGAAACCACCAGACTCGTTGGTCAACGACTGTTCGGCGGCGCGATACTCGTTGAGAGCACGCACCTCTTCGGGGGTGAAGGCAGGTTGGGCCTGGGTCAGGCCCTTGGCGAAAGCCGAGCGATAGGCGTCGGACTCGGTGATGAGAAGACGTCGGGCGAGGTAGTCGCCGTTCATGTTCCCGTTCCGGGTCTTGATCAAACGCTCGATCTTCGCGGCGGACTCGTCGGCCACCGGGACCATCTGCTCACGATGCTCGTTCTCGAGCACCTTGAGGGCTGCGGAGCGGACCTCGGCGACGGAACCACGCAACGGGTCCACCTGGGTCTCGGTCTCCTTCATGAACTGGGGCGCTCGGCTCTCTCCGGGCTCAGTGGCGCCGGCGCGCTGTGAGGTCTCGTAGACCTTCATCTTGCGCTCCAGCTCGTCGCGCTCTGAGGCGAGGGCGACGATCGGTGAGTCGTCTGCTACCAGCTCGTTGAATCGGGCTTCCTGCTCGTCGTCGAGCTCGTCCGCGTTGGCGAGAGCGTCTAGCTCTTCACCCAGCTCGCGGGCTTCGTCGATGACCGCAGAAAGCCGCTCAAGCAATCTCTTGCTCACGATCTTCCTTTAGGTAGTGGGTGGAAGCCGAAGCGACACGGGCCAAGCGAATCAACTTGGCGGCTTCGGCCTTTCTGTCCACGACAGGTGCCACGATGGGCGGCGTGTCGGCTGGCTTCTCCGAGGTGACGGTGTCGGCGTCGGAGTTGCCTGAGATCTGTCGGTATGCCTGGTAGGCGTCCCGGCCGCGGACTCCCGCGGTAGTCGCCTCATAGGCGGGGAATGTGACCGGCCCGTACTCGTAGAGCTTCAGCTCGCGCAGGGTGCGGACGGGCAGGTCGGAATCTTCGGAGTCCTCTTCCCACTCCTCGCGGGAGACGGAGAAACGGAAGCTCATCCCGTCGAGGGCGCCGGAGCGAAGGGAGGCGACCAGGTCCCGGTTGTAGGAGGTGTCGTCGAGTGGGACCTCGACCTTGAGGCCGCGGTCGTCTTCTTCCTGGACGGATGGCTTGCCCAGCGGCTTGTCGCCGATCTGGGGGTCGAAGCCGTGGTTGAACAAGACCTTGACCTTGTCGCCGCGCTCCTTCAGGGTCTTCTTGAATGCGCCGGGTGCGATCCGCTCGATGAAGCGGCCCTCCCACGAGTCGATGACCGTGTCCTCGTTGAACACGGCCGCATACCCGTGGAGGGTCCCGATCCGGCCGTCGTCGTCTGACTCGTCGGTTCGGAACTCGATCTGGGCGGTGGACAGGTCGACCATGCGAATCAGGTCGGCGGTTGGGAAATCAGGCATTGACAGGCTCCTGGTCAGCGGCAGGCTCCGCGGGAGCGGTAGTGCCGGGTGGTTGCAGTTGGACAGAGAACAGGCCCGTGTGTTGCAGTTGGGTGAAGTCGTCGTTGGCGACGGCCTTCTTCACCGACTCGGGTTCGTAGCCTGCATCGAGCAGCGACCGGTGGGTATTGGCCCGGATCTGAGCGATGTTGGCCGCATCCAGGGCGTCCTCTGTCAGGAATTGGATGTCATCGTCGTACCAGAGCCTCGCATTGCGAGGGACGGGAACGATTCGCTCATAAGCCTCGGCGAATGTCATCCAAAGGTGAGGGAAAACTGTGTCGGCGAGCCTTCTGCGAGAGGCTCCGTAGTTGCCGGCGTTCAGCGACGAGCCTTCGAGGCCTTCGGAGAATTGGGCCATGACTGCGCCCACCCCGGAGGCGGCGGCGATTCGAGTCTCGCCGGCGCCCTGAACGGCCTTGAAATCGATCTGCTGGAAGTTGTTCCCGACCACGGTGGCGTCGGCACCGGCGCCCAGATGGAGGGTCTTGTAGGCGTTGGCGACCCCCTCGTGCTGCTCCTTGAACAGCTCCACCCACCTTCTCATCGTGTCGGCGTCGGCGATCTGGTGCTTGATCACCATGTTCGGCGTGGCGCCGTTCTGATAGAACCTCTGCTTGTGGCTGGTCGCCTGCATGTCGGCCTGGATCTCACGGACGACCGGGGTGAGCCAGCTCATCCCGCGGTATTGGGCCAACGGGTCGGGGATCGGCGACCACTGGCAGACCTCGGTCGCCTCGTAGGTGACGGGCGCCTTCTGCGGGTTGGGCCCGCCCGGGTGATACAGGTAACCAACGACCTCGGATTCGGGATCCTCGGCCGGCTCGAGGTCGGGGTCGTCGTTTCCGAGGACGATGGTCACCCAATCTGGGCGAAGCCGCTTGAGACGGTCGCCCCGACGAAGCGCGTAGTTGTTGCCGCCCAGGTCGGCATCGAGTAGGGCGCGACTGCGGAAGGTGACCCCGCCCTGAGATGGGGATGGGCGGTTCAGCAGCTTCAGCGATGGGGTGGTGAACAACTCACCCGAGTTGACCCGCTGGTACACCGAGGCGGCCTGCGAGAAGACCTGCAGGCGGATCAGCTCGAGGGCAAAGACGATGCCCGAAGACTGGTAGGCACCGTTCACATACCCGGCGAAGCTGTGGGTGATCTCTTCCTTGTCGCCAGACATGGTCTGGAACGGCATGGGAACGGGTATACCCCAGCTCCCGCCGCTCACAGACAGCGGCCCGTACATGTCGTAGTAACCGCGGACGGGTTTGGGCTTGGCTAGGAGTGCGGTGAGCACGTCAACCATCAGGACTCCTCAAGGATGCGATACCACCCGCCACGAGCAGAGCGCCGGCCACTCCCAACCCGGCGCGCCAATCCCAAAATCCAACGGCAACACTGACCACCAACCCACCGACCAGCACGCTGATGGCAGCGATGCGTTTCAACTCCATGCGATCGGGGTGAACACGTCGCCCTCGGTGACCGCTGAGGCGTAGGCAATGGATGCGGCCATGAGCAAGTCACCTCCCGGAGCGTCCCGATGCCACGCCCACAGGTCAGCGGTCGCTTTGCGCGCTGCGGCGGCTACGGCCTGGTCGAGGCGCCCGTCGGTGCGAATCTGAATCTTCCGGTCGGCCACGGCGTCGTAGAACCGCCCGCAGGCCTTCCGCACCCCGAGCGAATCAAGCCGCAACACCATCTGACCTTCCCGCTCGAGGTCGTCGGCGATGTGCGCCACAGGCCCATGACCGTCCACGACCAGACGGACGGATTTGCCGACGTGCTCCGGAATGGCGGTTCTCAGCCAATCCACGCCTTGCCGAACGGCCACCAGCTCAACGTTCCCCTGTGCGTCTGCCTTTACAACGCAGGCGGACGAATGGTCGGCGCGTGCGTCGATGGCGAAGAGGGGGTCGGATGTACGTACATCGTGTGTACAGACGGCCCGCCACCACTCGGCCGGAATGACTCGCTCGTCGGTCTCTGTCCACTGGTTGCCGATCGCGCGGCGATAGTCGCCATCGGTCATGGTCTGACGGGCATGGCGGATGTAGTCCTCGAAGATGGTGACCCCGAAGGCAGGCATCCGGTACGCCCAAACCGCTGGGTCGTCCACATCCTCATCCTCCGGGATGGACCATTCGAAGTAGGCAATCCCCTCCGTCGAGCCCGAATTGACGGCAGCCCTACCGATCTCCACCTTTCGCAACAGGTAGGACGAGGCCTGCGTGCCGGCTGTGGACACGTTCCAAATCTGTGGGTTGACCCTGGTCGCCATCGTCGGCAACAACGCTTGCTCTCGCTGGTTGTCCTGGTCTGCGAAGGCCTCATCGATGATCGCCAGGTCGAGAGTGCGACCATGACCGGCAGAAGGCGTGTTGTCCAAGACCGAGATTCGTGACCCGTTCTTCCAGAGAAGCGCCGTGTTTCCGTCCGACAGATATGGCCGGTTGACCAGCGCTCGGACGGCCGACCGGTCGATCAGGGGCAGGTGGTCGTCTTTGAACTTCGTGCGCGCGTCTTTGCCGGTCTGCGCGGTGTAGGCGACTCGCTGTTCGCCACCCCAGAGCAGGCAGCGGGCACACTCGGCAGCCAGGACGAGAGTGGTCTTCCCGTTCTGCCGCATGACAGAGACGATGACTTCCTTGTAAGCCAGCCGGCCAGTGTCCGAATCCACCTCGAGACCGACGTCAGCAACGAATTGCTGCCAGGCCATCAGCGGGGTACCGAGCTCGGCGGCCATGCGCGTCAGGCGGTCGCCGAGAGTGCTACGGCCGGGAGTTCTCCCTGTCGCGTAGACCGGTTCCGCCCAACCGGGCAAGGAGGTCGTTGACGCTGTCATCAAAGTCGCTCCCACCGGTCACCTCCCGCAGCGCCTTCAGAGCGAACCGGAACTCCCTCCACAGGTCCGTGTCACCCGGCGCCTCGTCGAGAGCAGCGGCGAGCATGCGGACCGCCGCAACCTCTGCCGCCACGCCCGAAGCGTCCAACGCTGCGATCGTCTCGTCAACGGCCTCTTTCAACATTCCGAAACCCCTCTCGGACTGAACAAAAAAGGAC